CGCTATAAACATATTCACTCATATTACCTCCCGAAAGAAATCCACTGACCACCTTCCTCAGAGACGTTCACGTGTGCTGTGAAGCCAATCGGCTGTTGTTCGGTCGCGCCCCACATATTCCCCCCACCCCATCCCGCATCTGAAACGATCACCTGGTCAACCTTTGTTGGATATCTGATTGGGAAGTTGATTGTTTTGGTTGTTGTATTCGTAAAATCTATTGTGCCGTACTGGATCAGCAGCTCGCCGAGCTTGTACCAGCCAGGGCCAGTGAGGATGTTCAAATCTGCCCGTACCAGCGCCGCGCTGTTGCGTGAAAGTAAGGTTCTGGCAAAGGCGGTGAAATCGGACAGGACCAGCAGATCCTTGCCGACAAAATACGGCAGCTTATCGGCAGCGCCAGTAAGTCCAGATAAAGACGTTAACGCCGCATTGATGGGTTGCTTACCGGATAACGCATTCAGCACTGTTGTAGAGAAATTAGCATCACCCCCCAGAGCATCTGCCAATTCCTTAAGCGTATCCAGTGCCGCGGGAGAGCCATTAACAAGCGCGGCGAGGGCAGCTTTTACGAAAGCTGTTGTTGCTATCTGCGTGTTATTAACTGTCTGTGCTGGCGTTGGTGCAGTTGGTATGCCGGTTAAGGCGGGGCTGGCCAGTGGTGCGCCTCCAAGATTGGCAAGACCACCTGCCGGAGTAGACGAGCCGGTGCCTCCGTTGACAACAGGCACTACGGTTGAGGATGCGCTATTGAAGTTCTGCATCACGAAAAATGTTCGTGACCCCTTCGCGCCAGAGATAACGACGGTCTGATCGTAGTTAAATCCTGATGTTGGTGATTGAGAGGTGATCCTGACTGAATATCTGTTATTTGCTGTTCGGCAAATTCCACATTCGATATTCACCACATCGCCGGATAAAAATTTAAGTTCCGCCGGAGCGTTCAGCCAGCCGGTAACGTTAACCAGCAGTTTCTGACCAGATTTAAAATCAGCTTGTTGCCAATCGAAAGATGAAACTGGTAGTTGTGTTGCTATGCCAATCCCCAAATCATCAAAACCGAGAGTTTTACGGCCACCTTCTGGCGTAGTTTCGCCAAGCCCACCATTGGCGAGCGGGATTACGGTTGACGAGTCGTTGTTAAAGCTTTGAACAACAGTAAAATTTCGGCTTCCTTTGGCACCGGTACAGGTAACAACATATTCCGCGCGGTTGCCATTTGATTGAGCATTAGACGTAAGGCGCAAAACCAAACGGTTTGGCTGATTGATAACGCAGGTAATATCGACGTTTGTCCCTGAGTTATACGTAATGCCCGTGGGGGTGTTTAACCATGCGGTTGCAGTATATGTGGTTAGCCTCTTCTGACCTGTAACCATATCAATCTGTTGCCAGTCGATGGGATCAGTCGGTGCAACGTTTGAGTGGCCTATACCAATCGCCGCCATTGCATCAGCGCCAATCAGCCGCCAGCCGTTAGCATCGCCACCTGGATACCAACTGACTGAAGTCCATCCGGTTGTCGCGTTAGGTGCGCCATGGCGTTCATACGTTCCGACAGTGGTAAACAGGAGCTGATTAAGCCCTGCGATCGTTCCACCCTGGCGGCGAATCGACATAATGACGGCGTTACCGTTTATACCAGCAGGTAAATCAGACCGTGAACCAGCTAATACGTAAGTCTGGTTTTGCGCAAAGTATGCGGCATCTGAAAGGGTGGCAGACGCAGGCAGTACCGTGTTTGAGCTTAATCCTCCAACCTCCGTCCAGTCAGACCATGAGGGGCTTGCTGCATTCCATACTGCGTTAAGCCAGCGAATGAAGATTCGACCGCCGTCAGTTGTATATCGCTGCGTGCCGTTGTTGCGTCCCCCTGCGAAAACTTCCAGCACTCCTCGCTCTGCTGCCGGATATCCATTCGCAATGTCGGCAGCGGTAGCGCTTACGCTCGATTGACTCCACACGCCTGTATAGTCGGAAGTTGGCCCAAAGTTGTTAAGGTGCGAACTGGCCGGGATGCTGCCGCGCACCAACAATGCGGGTGCCACCGCACGGGTGACAAATTCGGTTGTTGCCAGCTGCGTATCATTTGAGGCCTGCGGTGCTGTGGGTGCTGTCGGCTTTCCGGTCAATGCAGGACTGGCAAGCGGCGCTTTGGCGGCCAGGGCATTGAGCATGGTAGTTGCAAAGTTCGGATCATTTCCGAGGGCCGCCGCCAGTTCGCTCAGCGTATCCAGTGCGCCAGGCGAGGAGTTAACCAGCGCAGCGATTGCTGTCATAACAAACTGCGTGTTTGCGAGCTGCTGCGAATTATTACCTGCAGCAGCCGTCGGTGCCGTCGGCGTGCCGGTCAGCGCCGGGCTTGCAAGCGGCGCTTTGAATTTGGCCTCATCCATGACGGTTTTCACCGCTTTTGGGGTGGCGGCCAGCGTTTCGGATATGCTGGTTGTCGAGCTGCTGAGCTGCGTAAAGCCTTTTGCAGTCAGGGTAGCGTCCGGGTGGTTGCGGGATTTTGC